TTGTTAACGTCTCCGCCAACCTCCAGCGCCCTGACCGTCACCTTGCCAGTAATAACCGTGGCGCCAGCGTTAGGGCTCCATGAGAAATCAACGGTCTCGTTGTCATGCAGCCAGGAATACTGGCTGAAGCTGACACCACTAGCGCTGTCCCAATCTTGAATAGCGGTGCCTTGCATGCTCCAGCTAGTGGTGGTGGCAGGTGACAGAACGTCTCCACACAGGGTTTCCACCTCGTCGCCATCTTCATTGTGCTCAGGCACGATACGAACGTTTGTCTGCTGACAGGCATATTCGACGCCTGGAGCGGTACCCAATAGGAGCTTGCCAGTCTTCAGCTTGGACTCAACAACAGCCATAGCTAGATCCCTTCTTGACAGGACAACAGATAGGCAGGGTAGGTCCTGCCGTTGACTACATAAGAGACAAGCTCAGCAAGTTGAATGTCCAGGACCTTCTGAGCGTTGATGATGAGACCTTGCAGGGATTGCCACGTGACCCTGTCAGCCGTATGCGCCGCTGCTGCCAGCGCCACAAGCTGCCAGGACGCCGTAACGGAATCGCACTGAAGATCGAACGTCAGGTTCGGCGGAATGACAATGATGCAGGGAGGCGCAGCAGTAGCAGGGTCCATTGTCGCTCTGGTGCCCAAATCCTCCAGCTGCTGGACTATCTCCTGGCCCCTGGCATACGTGTCCATCAGGCAATCACAGGCTCTAGCCAGGGGGACAGCATCTGAGCAATGTCTCTGTCCCTGCTGGCAATGTTCACGATGCCTAGGTCTGCGACGCCTACAACGCCTTCGGGGGACTGTCTGCGTACCAGAAGCCTGTTCGTCCACAAGAGGCAGGCATACAAGGCATCAGGAGGACAGGGAGCCGCAGCCAGCGTAGGGCAGCGGGCCACAATGGCTGTCTTGGCTGCCGACAGGGCCTGATCAATGGCCACGTCGTCAACGTCGTCAGCAACCTTTACCCATTGCTTGTATTCCTCAACGTCGGGCCAGCCAGGCCCTGTCGGCAGGCCCATTACTGCGCCACCTTGCTTTCGTAGGCAGGCGTGCCGGTAGGCGTCGTTCCACCGTTGCCGTTGCCGTTGCTGCTGGTGAAGGGAATCACCGGAACGCCAGTGATCTTCACAAAGGCATTGGGCTCCAGGTTCAGCCAGGCGATATAGCCATAGAAGGCAACCTGCGTACCCAAGACAGAAGGTTCAATCGCGCTGACCTGTCCGCCGACAGTCTCGTAAACCTCGATATAGGTGCTGTCGCCGAGAATGGCGGTACCGGAAGGAAGGTTCTTGTCAACGGCCAGGCGGTAGCCAGCAAGGCTACCGGTCATGCTCTGAGGGTTGATCGTGCCCAAGGCGTTGACTGGATTGACGGTCGGGAACAGCTGGCGTCCAGTGGTATCGACCATGGAACCAAGGGAGCCCCAAACATCAGGGGCAATCCAGAGCGTGTCAGGCATCGTATTGGTTGCCGTAAAGATGGTTCCGGTAGCAGCGAAGATAGCGCCTAGCAGGCCTTCACTGTCAGGCGTGACCAGGGCTTGGGTCTGCGTGACTGAAGCTGCGAAATAGGTGACAAAGGCAGCGTCAGTAGCGTTCGCATAAGAGGCAGCCAGGTCAGCCACCAGCAGGTCCATAATGGAGGGATCGGTCCAATCCCTGTCCTGCCACGAGAGGTTAACCACGCCGCCATAGGTGCTCTTGGTAACCGTAATTGGGTCAATGAGCATCGGCCGAGAGGCAAGCTCGGCCTTCTCAGCAGACTGAACCGCAGCCGTTGTGTATTGGCTGATCTTGGGTCGCTGGAAGGTCTTACCAGAGCCAGGCAGGGGCCTCAGGGTGGCAGCCTGAATAGCAGGCCGACGGTTGGCCTGTGCGGTGAAGACGGGCCCAAGGATGGGCACAGGCAACAGGCCAGGGTTCTGCGTAGTGGTCTGGTGCTGTACCGCACGCTCCAGGTACCGGCTAAACCGCTTGTTCGCCTCAGGGTCTTCTGAGCGAGTCAGGTAGTCGACCAGGTAGGCGCCAGGGCTGTCATAGGCAGCGGTAGAAGGGGCCTCGTTCTGCTGGCGCTCCACCAGCTGCCCACGCAGGGGCTGTTCAGGCGCCGCCCCAATGTGCGCCACGAGGCCCTGGTACGTAGCTGAGCGCTGCGCCAGGTCGGCCTCCAGCTCCAGGTCCTTCTCAAGATCGACAATCTTGGACCGTCGCGCTTCACAGGTGCGCTGTTCCGAATCAGACAGGTCCCTGTCCTCATCAGCAGCGCGATTAGTGATGTCCTGGACATCAGCCAGGGCCTGGTCCATTTGGCGCTTCAGCCAGTCGAGGCGCTTGGAACCAGCAATATCAGTAGGCATGACAAACCTCATTCAGAGAAATGGTTCAGGTTCTCTGCATGGGTATTGCTCTGGCCATGTGAGCAGGTGTCATGCGGCAGATAGGACCAGTGGCGCCAGGTGGTGGTGAGAGCTAAGGGAGCCTGATTCATCGGGGGATCAGGAGGAAGTGCGCTCTCCCTGGCGCCACCGGTCGCTCTATCCGCTTTGGCGCATTTAGCCACGACGGACGGTTTCTGTCCAGTCTTTCCAGTATTGGAGGCGCGCAGGTGGCCCCTCAGGGGCGCTTCTGACGGCCACCACCTGAGCTTCCTTATACGCAGGTGTCTGGCACAAGGCGACATGATGAAGCGCCTTAACACGGCTCCTATGGAGCACTGTACGGCCGTCAGAATGGACCCTGGATGTGTCGCTAGGGCTTGGCCTGAATGCCAGCGATAGACCTGGAGTCTGGCCGTCTCTGATCTTGAACGCCGCTTCTCTGCCTGCCTCAGTGTCGTCCAGCCTGAGCTGAGCAGCGAGGCCCACAGGGCTGTCCTGCCAGGCGTGTCCCCTGCCTACCCAATGGCCGTTATGTTCCAGCTGGACCCTCAGGTAGCTAGCGCTGCCTCGTATGCAACGGTCGAAACAGCCAGGGTCAAACGTCTCATAGTAGGGACCGAACCCGTCGTTGACCTGAGCAACCCTGTTGTAGGGCGCCAGCAGGCCGACGATAGTACGGCCGTCGCCTGTCACTGATAGCTGGCTATCAACAGCGCGGAAGTACAAGCCTTCTGTCATGGTGTCGGTACCTCTTCCTGCTGTTGCGCTGGCTGCGTGTCTAGCGGCGACTGGCTTGTCTCAATGAACTGAATGGCGCCTAGGTCAAAGAACGCCCTGGCCTCTTCCCTGGTGAACAAGCCTGAGGCCATGGTGCTGTTCGCCAGGTTGACCCTGGCCTCCATATCCGGGCGCAGGACATTGGCCTGGAAGAACCGTGCCTCTTGGTTTCGAGGGAGGCACTGGAGCGACAGCTGCTGTTCCAGGGGCACCAGGTAGGACATGACCGTGGTGGTAATGAACTGTTGAAAGACATCAGTGATATTGCGGTATGTGAGGCTTGGGCTATCGAGGCCTAGCAGGGCGCCAGGGATGCCCATAGCCATGGCCAGCTGCTGAGCGTTCAGCTTACGTGTCTCGTTCAGCTGGCTTTCTTCAGCGTTGCCGTCCAGAACATGGAGCTTGGTACCAGCAGGGAAGACAGCCCATTCTCTGGCGCTGGCTACAAGCTTCATCTTGTCTTTCAGAAGCTTGGCCTGATCCTGTGTCAGGTCAGGGTTTGGGTGCTCTACAGCGCCAGGCGGTACCGCTCCACCCTCGAAATAGAGCGCTGCCCATCGCTCAGCAGCAACGCTGCTGGCAATGAGTCTGCGGTAGAGCTGGAGCGCTCCCCTGCCCACGAGGTTGGAACAGCTCTTGTTCAGCATGACGTGAAACACTTCAGGTTGCTCATACCTGATGCCATTTATCAGGTAGTAGTAGTTCCCTTGTGTTCCTTCAGTAACAATCTGCCATTGTCCTACCGGAATAGGGACCATTACCTCCGGCCAACCCTGAGCATTGGGAGGCCCAAGGACCGCGACATAGTTGCCATATAGGACCATGTCCTGGAGATATTCAACGATGAAGTCAACGAACGTTCGTCCGTCACCTGGTGTCGGATTGATCAGGACTGGAGGGTCAGCCTCTAGGGGCACCTGAGGCCCTGCGCCCACCTTCCGGTAGCCATGCAGAGGCATCTGCAGTAGCAGGCTCTGCGTTATCTGCATGAAACCAGCGATGACAGGAAGGTCTAGGGCTTCCTCTTCAGTGACGTAATGCCAGGGAAATGGGTCGGCCCATGCTGCCTCCCATGTTCCTGGCCTTAGGGCGTTCTGCCACGCTGCTATGGGCAGCAGGGAAGGGCTGGCGCCTGGAGTACGGGTGACCATCACGCGAGGCCTACGCAGGGCCTTCAGGAGAGGCATCAGGGCACCTCTTCATCTACAGGCAGGCCATGCT